TCTTAAAACAGCAATGGTATTGAAACGAATGGGAGTTCAGAATAATAAATTTCCATTAATCATATACGATAGAGATCTTATTGGACATGATCCTCACAATCTAAATGATCCATCTTTAGATTTACGATTAGCTATAGCTAGAGAGGCATATATCAATCCTTGGTATTATTTTAGAGAAGTAATTCGTATTCCTTCTCAAGGTAGTGATCCGGTTATGTTTCAGTTGAATAGAGCTAATTTAGCACTGATTTGGATATTTTATAATAAATTCGATATCACTTTAGTCATCCCTAGGCAGACAGGTAAGACTATCTCTACGCAGGCTATTTTCAGTCATATCATCTATATTTACGGTAGAAATTTAAGCGTAGCGATGCTTACAAAAGATAATACACTCAGACAAGAGAATGTCATTCGTCTAAAAGATATCCGAGATGGATTACCTGATTATCTTGTAAATGTACAAACAAAAGATAGTGACAATAAAGAAGGTATTTCTTATGTTCAAAACAAAACACGATATCTGACTTTTGTTGCTCAAAAAGATGCATCAGGTGCTGATAACTTAGGTCGTGGTATGACAGTTCCTGTACAGCATTGGGATGAAGCTGGTATGTTTGCTAATATACAGATATCCTATCCTGTTGCTATATCTGCTACAAATAAAGCTGTACAATCTGCTAGAGAAAATAATCAACCTTGTACAAATATCATTACTACAACTGCAGGAAAATTAGATACAGAAGAAGGTAGATTTACCTATAGTCTGATTTCAGATTCTTTAAACTTTTCAGAAAAATTGTATGATGCTAAAAATATTAATGAATTGACAGAACTAATCAGTCATGGATCTACTAGTCAGATGGTTTATGCTGTATATAGTTATTTACAATTAGGATATACGCATGAATGGTTTAAGCTTGTTACTTCTAGATCCAAAGGTACTCAAGATGATATCGATAGAGATTATCTTAATATTTGGAAAATGGGTACATCTTCTGGGGTTATTGATTCAGGCTTGTTGATGAAAGCTAAAGCTTCAGAGAAAGATCCTCTATTTACAGAACTGACTGATAACTATGTAGTTAATTGGTATGTAGATAGACATCTTGTAGAAAATGGAAATTATAAGAAACATCCCATAGTATTAGGTATGGATAGTTCAGAAAATATCGGTAGAGATTTTACTACTCTATTTGCTATAGATGCAAAGAGTATGCGTCCAATCTTTACAGTACGATGTAATGAATCTAATATCATTAAAGTAGCATTGTTTATAGTCAAGATGTTACTTCGTTTGGAAGGTATGGTATTTATTCCAGAAAGGAATAGTACAGGATGTACTATCATTGATATGGTTATACTGGAGTTAGAGAAACGAGGAATCAATCCATTTACTCGTATCTATAATACTGTTGTTCAAAATCGTGATGAAGATAAATTTTCTCGTATGGATATCACTAGCAGAAGTCAGGCTGATGGTATTATTCGTAAATATTTCGGATTTAAAACTACTAGCAGTGAAAAGAGTAGAACGTATCTTTACAAGACAGTATTGATGAAGGCTTTAGAATTGAATGTAGATCATCTATATGATAAGATACTTATACAAGAATTATCAGGATTGACAGTTCGCAATAATAGAATAGATCATAAATCTTCTGGACACGATGATATGGTAATTGCATATCTATTAGCTTGCTATTTATTATTTGCCGGAAAGAATCTTAAGTTTTATGGTTTAGAAGTAAGTCTAGTCTTAAGTCAATTCAATAATTCGACATCAAAGAAAGATCAAGAAGTAGCTCTACAAAGAAGTTTAAAGAATAAGATAATGGAGTTAGAAGAAACTATAAATTCTACTCACAACGAGATAGTTAGAGCATCATTGATCAGACGACTCAATTATTTTAAATCGCAAATAGATGAAGAACTAGATGTTACTGATGAATCTGCATTAAGTGTAGACAAATATACCAATACTAAAAATGAAGTAAATGAACATAAAAATGCTATTATATACAATTCAAATGTAGTGAATGGTATATTAAATACCTTTTAGTAATTATACTACTATGATACATTCTAGGGCATTTTTCCCTAGAATGTATCATATGTAATCTACATCATATAGATTAACAACTTCCACATCATCTAGGAGTTTATATATTTATGAGCAAATACATTATACAAGAATTTTCAAAAGAATTAAAGATTGATATTACTCCAAATAAGATAAAATCTTTACATCAATTACTAGTATCATTTGAAATTCGAGATAAGCATCCACTTACTCTCAATTCGCAATTGTTTGGAGTAAATCCTATCACATTTAATTCTACTGATATTAAAGAGTTTTTTGATATATTTGGAATAGATAGATCAGAAATGATTCAGTTGATTAAAAATATTCCTTCAATTGATACAAATTTTAAAGTAGCTAGCGATCCTTTTAATTTGTTAGTTACATGGCTATTACATATTTCAAGTGTAAATAGGAAATTGGATAAAAGAAGTAAAGATAAATTTCAAGTAGATTTGATATTATTGTGGCACTATAAATTTTTTACATCATTAATTACTTATAATTTTCCTTATGGTGCAAACGAAAACATCATGCAAACTACTATCAATAATTTGTCTAACAAATATGACATTATTAGATATGGTAGTTGGAGAGATGTGTTGTTAGTTAGATCATTAGATCTCCTATCTAGAGATAGTATACATCTTAATACTATTTATAAGTATGATATTGATAAAAAGATCATATATCTCATAACAGATACACAATCACGTATTCGTGATAAAGTCAAAAAGATAGTATCTGCTTATCATCAAACTAAAGAAGTGGGAGATTTTATATCTTCCTATAAATCAGTAGGTGAATTAGATAGTGAAAAAGTTTTATCTAATCAGGTGTCTACTTTTGACATGATGATCAATGGTATATGTTTAGAAGTCAATAATGTATATTCATTTGTTGATAGTAAATTAGTAGAATTGGTATCTTCTATGTTTAAAAATATTCGACCTGATATGTTGAAGTATCTCCTTATCCAGTTTTCTGAGTTATCTGCTATCCAAACCAAAGAAGGTAAAGTGAATGAGATTGTTAAGGATAAGAACGGAGAGGATATATATGTAGGATCTCGGATATTGATAAGTACATTGATTCAAAAATCATATAGGTTTTGTATTAAGAATCGAGTTAATATGAGTAGTAAATTAGAGATACTTAATACTATTAAAAATTTATACAGTAGTTCCCGAATTAGTGATGATGAATTAGTTAGAGTTAAGGAATCTATTTCTCATTTTGTAGTAACTCACGGAAAGATCAAAAGAGAGGCTACTATTTGTTCTTTGAGGATAGCTTTCATTTTATATATATTAACTAAAACATTTAGATATTTATAGTAGTTAGGAATAGTCATGGTATATAAATTACTCAACAATTTAATGACAAAACTAAAGAAATTGAAGATAGCTATTTGTTTGGTATTTTTTGAACAAATTACACGATATATTCGTTGGCGGAACGATTGTATTGTTGATGGTTATTATGTAGTTATGATATCATTTGGTATCTATGATTGGTTACATTATATAAATACCAATTTGCTCTTTATCTATATGGATTATGGGTATTTTATAGCAAATACTAAATTTCAATATCTCAGTTCGGATGCTAAACGATTTTTAGTCAATAAACTAATTGTAGAAGATGAATATCCAGATTATACTAATGAAGAAGTAAATGATCTTGTACAGAATAAGTTAAAATTGTCTGATACCAAAATGAGTATAATTAGAGAAGAGATAGTTCCATATGCTTAACTAGATATACAAAAGACTAGAGCTCTCTTTTGTAGAGAGCTCTAGTCTTTTTATTGTACTCTATGAAACTTTCCGTATACCCGAAATCTGAGAAACGATACGACTATGTACCATATCCAATTTAGGATATAGTTTATTTAACACCTTAAAATATTCATTCATTAATTTGATCTGAATACTAGCAATAGCATTACTCTGCGAATTGTTAGGCAATTTACTCAATCGGCCACTCATACCTTTAGTACCTTTACCATAAGCAGAAATGTTATCATTAATTGTATTTATGGTATCTAAAAAGGTACTGATCTGTTTATCGTATTGAGTTTTGAGTTTACTCATAGTATTAGGAAATCCCATCTGCATCATTGTAACATTTTTGTAGTATGGGAAATCAAAAGAAGTTTTTGTATAAAATTGTGCATTTCGTTGTTTTGACTTACCTGCACTTACAAAAGTACCCATCTTTACTGCAAGAGTTTGCATATCCTTATTGAAGTTAAATGCTTTAATGATTCTATTATATTCACCTCTCGATTTGATAATAGGAATACTCTTTGGAATAGTTGAAGTCAGTCCTCTAAATGCTCCTACTAAAGTATCGATATCTTTATTATGTAACAATGCTGAATGTTTAACATTAGCAAATTTATCTGAATCAATTTCCTTTTTGAATACTGATTCATATTTAGTAGCAGAATCTTTAAAAGCATCTACTTTAGCTTGATACCTTCGAGAGATTCCAGCAATTACTGGAGTAATGATCTTCCACAATTTACCAAGATCGGCTAATTCTAATCGGATCTTTACTTCAATAGCTTCTTTGCCGTATACATTATTCAATCCGAGGAAATCAGATAAAGTACTATCACGATCCATAGCTTCAATGATAGAACTGACAAAATCGTCATCATACTTATCACTGATTTCTGAAACATTTAATAATTCATCTATAGCGGAATCTATCGCAAGAATAATATCGTGATCTTCTTCTGCTTCTATATTGTAAGGTTCAAGTTCCAACAGAATATCATTAAACATATTTTATTTACTCCATAATGTAAAATTGTTAAAACATACCCTGTACTACATCTCTAAAAATAGCTCTATCTAAAGTAGCTCCACCTCGGAATTCTAACATCAATTCTTTATATCTCTCTTGTTCATTTTCGTATCTTTCAACTATCTCTTTAAATTTTCCAAATTCTTGCCCACCAACTAAAAATCCCCTATCTATCTGTAAAGTCAATTTGTTGTATATATAATTTTTAGTAGCACTTAATACTAATTCTGATAATGGTGTTATAGCATCAGGATTTATGTTGGTAAAATTTTTATCATACTTCAATGTACAGACTAATAGATAATCGATATGACTGAATTGTGGTGGATCTAATTGTACAAGATCTCCATTTAAGAGGATAGGTTGTGGTGGATTTGCTGCGTGTGCGTAAGTATGAGAATCTAAGATATCGTTAGCTTTACTTGTAAGCGTTTGCCCATGAGATATCATTGCTGGAAAATTAGCTGTAGCATATCCACTTGCAGAATATGGAAATCGTAATTCGATAGCATGACTAAGTTCTCTATATTCTCTAATCTCTGGAGGAATGCGATATACACCAATACTTGCAGCAGATACTAGAGAATACTTTGCTGGCATATCTACTTTTTCTAACATATCAGAAGTCAGTAAGATATACTTTCTTTTTCCGCCATATAAATTACAATCCGGCAAAACTCTTTTTTCTATAACATCTTTACGAATATAATAATCTAAACTATTAGGAGTGGCTCCTGATTTTGGTAAAAAAGCTTCTACCAATATAGGTTCAGGAATATTATTAAACACATAAGAAAGTATATAATTTATAGCATTAAACATAAGTGACCTCACATCTCCTTAATTTTTTATTTTGTAACAAAGATGTACTATAAGATAGAGAGCTAGGATATATCTAGATATTTATAATTTACTATAACTCAGGAGTATTTTTTGTTATGTCATGCAAGATTATCGGATTTGGTGGACATATAGGCGTAGGAAAAACTACAGTATCCAAACAGATCAAGATGGTTATGAATAGAGAGACTTCTCCCGTTTATATTGTAGCTGTAGGAAACAATATTAGAGAAGAACTCATCTCATATTATGGAATTCCTGAAGATCTGGTATATGATCCTAAACGGAAATATGAATTAGTTTCATTGGCGAATATGTCATCTGAAGCTGTAGAGTGGTGGCATACTTTTGGTATTGTATCGAAATTGATAGATCCTCGAAATGTAATGTGTACTATCCGCGCACTTCTACAAATTCATGGAACTGAGATTCGTAGAAAACATTTTGGTGAAGATTATTGGGATATCAAATTTGAACAAAATATTGAATATCTTTGTAGTAAATCAAATATGGACAATGGGGCTATTCTTGTAGATGATATTAGATTTAAAGGCGAAGTTGGTATTATGCAAAAATATAATGCTAAACTATATAGAATTAAAACCTATCCTGGATATGATAAAGATATCTCCCATAGTTCAGAACACGATCTTGATGATTTTGCTGGATGGGATAAACATTATAATCCTAATTATGGAACATTAGAATTATTCGATACAGTAACTAAAGATATCCTTTATAATGATTTCGATTTCGCTAAATGATTTTATATCTTGATCTAAAAATTAAATATATATTATTTACAGGATAGCATATCTATCAAAGTATGTGAAGTATTTTTATAAGATTTTACATATATCCTAATGGAGGAATAGTGATGAAGAATGCGCCCGATCCGGCTACTATGAAAAAGACCCCTACAATCAAAAAAGGAGGAAAGTCCGTGACAACAGACAAAACTGAAATGATATTAGAAACAGAACATCCGTCAGTAGCAATCTTTGGATGTGGCGGATGTGGTACCAATCTGGTAAATAGATTTGGATCAGATTTATCGGATGAGGTCGATATCCGAATCGTCGATACGTCTAAATCAAATATGGTGGATACTCCATACAAAACTAAGATCATCGACGGTAATGGTTCAGGAAAAGTAAGAGCTTCCAATCTTGATATCATCAATAAGTACATTTCTTCAGAAGCGTTTGAAGAAGAAGAAGCTAAAGATATAAATATCGTTATCTTTAGTTTGAGTGGTGGTAGTGGTTCAGTTATTGGTCCTTTGTTGATTAATGAACTCCATCGACAAGATAAAGCTGTAGTTGCTATAGTTGTAGCTGAAATGACTTCTCAGTTAGATACAGAAAATACTTCCAAGACGTTTATGTCTCTTGAAAGTATTTGTAATAGCGGAATCTATTTGCCAGTAATGGTATTTGACAATTCACGTACGCGCAGCAAAGTCGATATCGTCATTGGGCATAGACTCAAACTCCTTACAGACTTTCTTACTTCTTCAGTATTTGAATTGGATAAGTCAGATAAGATCAATTGGTTGAGACCCGATAAAGCTATCGGAACTCCAGCAGGAGTATATGGTATCCATATGGCTCAAGGTAAGGCTGGTGATTATTCGGAAGAGTCGGGAGAAGTTTTAGATATGCCAAAAGATCACATCTATGATAGTGTGGCATATGTATCTCAAACTCCAGATCAATCAGTATCTATGGATAGTCGTATTCTGTATCACGGAATCGATAATCAGATTGGTGATAATACGGTAGTTGGTTTAGTAGGGTTTCCTATCTCGACTAAATTCGTTGGTCTTATCAACAGTAAGTTGAGTAAGTATCAATCTCAAGCTGCTACATGTGCACCGCTAGGTATTCAAACAAAAAGCGTAGGGACAAATCACAATAGTGGATTGGTAATCTAAATGTAAATATGATACTACTAACTATAAGCTTATACAACTTGTAATTAGTAGTATCATTATATTTCATACCGTTATGAGGTTATAGGATTTTATTATGGATATCTTTATTTCTAATCCAGAATGTGCAAAATATGAATCTGATGCAGATAACCAATTGGATTTGGTTGGATTATGCAATCAAAGATCCGATTATGATCGATGCAATGAAGTTGTTTATGTATACGATATGGGATATGAACATATTTGTATACTTATAGAAGATGGCGATAATCAGAAGATCAAAGATTTACGTCAACTTCTGGTTGAGGTATTGTACAATTATAATATCAAACAGAATGTTTCTGAATTTACTATACGTTTAGGTACTTCTAGTACAGTTATGTTTGTGTTTAGATCGCAATATTCTACATACTGTAAAGGTAAGTTGAGTATTGCTGTAATATAAAAATATATAGTTTAGGTATATTATGTGTTAATGATAGTACTTGCGAGTATAGCTCAATTGGCGCAGAGCCTCCGGCTCATAACCGGACTTATTCTCGTTCGAATCGAGATGCTCGCACCATATGCTAGTGTGGCGGAACTGGT